ATGTAGATCCTTTTACGCAAAGGCCGATAGTAAACCCCGATGACCCAGCTTATATATCTGGCGCGATAGAGCGTCCTTTTTATAACCGTGGTCAAATAACTGACGCTCTCTTTTGGGCGGCGAATCAATATCTTTTGCCGGGATTTTTGAACACAGAATATGGCGCAGTATCTAAATTAAACACTGCATTACGGGGCGATAAAAAGCCAAATGGCGTTGCACCTGATACGGTGTTCCAAGCGTCCATGCGATTTATTGGCTTGAATTTAATAAACGCAGACCCCCTGCAAATAAGATACTCCCTAGAGTATTTGGAAAGGGAGAAGAGCCAGATAATGACGGGAATAAACCGCATCAAGAAGGATAAGTCTTTATCGAGAGCGGAACGAAACCGGCGATTGAATTCCTATTACTTGGAGCTTGAGAAATATCGGCTGCGGTTAAAAGAGTTGCGTCGAGCAGGCACCAAGACAAAAGCAATTACGCGGCGACTCAAGTTAGAGGACGAGCAGGAGTGATGTGGCAGATAACTGGCGCATTAGGTGTGGCGCTTTTGATTACAGGGGGCGCGTTCAAAATGCATGTCGATAAATCTAATGCGGAAATAGAGGCGATGTCGTTACAACTGCGACAAGCAGCAGATAATGAAGCCACGTTAGAGCGCAGCGTGAGCAGTTTAAACAATCAAATTATCGAGGCCGAAAAGATCCACGGCAAAATTATGAGCCGGGTGAATGAATTGCAGGATCAGAATCGCAAGGCGCAACAGGAGGTCGAGGAGATTAGAAAAAAGTTCGCGCAGCACGACATGAATGTTTTGTCTCTGCGAAAGCCGGGGCTAATCGAGAACATTATCAACAAGGGAACCAAGGGAGTGCTGAGTGATCTGGAGAATATTACCAATCCTGACGCTTAGTGGATGCGCTTGGTTTGGATCAGAACCATATGTACCTGAAACCAAAAAGGTCGAAGTTGTTACGGTTGTTAAAGAAGCTCCTCAATATCATCCGCCGTTACCTAACGCCATATCGACATTGCCTGTAGAGTGGACTGTTCTCACACCTGCTACGATGCAGGAATATCTTGAGGATTTAGAGAAGGGCAACGCCCCATCATCTGCTTATTATGGTCTGACCACTAAAGGTTACGAGAACCTGTCATCGAACATGGCAGAGGTGAAAAGATACATACGCCAAGCCCTATCAATAATCGAGTATTATAGGGAGTCGGACAAGGAGGACAAAGATGAGCAAGCTAATAGAGATGATAAAGCGCCATGAAGGTGTGAAGTCGAAGGTTTATTTGTGCAGTGCTGGGTACGAAACCATCGGCGTTGGTCGCAACATCTCAGAGTCTGGCCTTGGGTTGTCTGATGACGAGATAGATTATCTTCTTGAAAACGACATAAAGCGCGTTCAAGAAGAACTTCAAGATACCTACTTCTGGTTCGGTGGACTCAATGATGCAAGGCAGGATGCGATGGTTGACATCTGTTTCAATCTTGGTCTGACCAAGCTGAGAGGATTTACCAATGCTTTAACCGCTATGAGCCGTGAGCAGTTTGATGTTGCAGCCGATGAATTCATGGATAGCAAGTGGGCGAAGCAGGTTGGTATGAGGGCGATTCGCGTCACCGAAATGATCCGCAGCGGGGAATATAATGTTTAAACGATACGCAAAAGGCGGGAAAGTAAAAAAGAAAAAGAGCAAGTCTCGCGTTAACGAAGCGGGAAACTACACCAAGCCGGAGATGCGTAAGCGTATGTTCAATCGTATCAAGGCTGGAGGCAAGGGCGGTAAGCCGGGGCAGTGGTCGGCGCGTAAAGCCCAGATGTTAGCGAAGGCTTACAAGGATGCAGGCGGCGGGTATAAATAATGGCTGATCCCAAGAAGGGTACAGGCAAGAAGCCCAAAGGGTCAGGCCGTAGATTGTATACGGATGAAAACCCTAAAGATACTGTTAGTATTAAGTTTGCGACAGAGAAGGACGCAAGAGACACGGTAAGAAAGGTTAAGAATATTAAGAAACCTTTTGCCCGAAAGATACAAATACTGACTGTGCTGGAGCAGAGAGCAAAGGTCGCTGGGAAAAAGAAGCAGGCCGAGATAGCGCGTAAGGGCAAAGAGGCTATACGCAGGGCCAACGCTAAGAAATAACAGGGAAACATATGCCGCTCAAGAAGTCACAAAAGTCATTGAAGAAATGGACGAAGCAGGATTGGGGAACCAAGTCTGGTAAGCCATCAACACAAGGGAAGAAAGCGACAGGTGAAAGGTATCTCCCGAAGGCGGCTAGAGCGGCTCTATCAGACAAGGAGTACGCTGCCACTTCCAGAAAGAAAAGAGCAGACACAAAGAAAGGAAAGCAGTTCTCCAAGCAGCCCAAGAAGATAGCTAAGAAAACAGCGAGGCATCGCAAATGAGTTTGACAGATGCGGAAAAGAACAGGCTGAAAAAGGTCGGGTTAACGGGTTTAAACAAACCGAAGAGAACCCCAAATCACCCCACAAAGAAAGGAGTTGTTGCTGTCAGAGATGGTAGCAAAATGAAGATCATCCGCTTTGGCGACCAGAAGATGGGGCACAATTATTCCGACGAAGCGCGTAAGAGTTTCAAGGCGCGTCATGCCAAGAACATAAAAAAGGGCAAAACATCTGCGGCGTTCTGGGCCAACAAACTTTTTTGGAGCAAGGGTGGTAGCAGGAAGTCGCCGCCTAAATCGCAGAAGCAGAAGTTCGGTAAGTAGTCATGGCTATCAGTCGAGCGCAACAGCGCAAGCAAACCATCAGCGGCCCCGCCAAAAAGAAGAAGCAGGCTAAGGTACGCAAAGTCATGCGGGAGTTTGAGTCAGGCAAGCTGAAGTCTGGCGGGTCTGGCAAGAAGGTTAAGAACAGGAAGCAAGCTATAGCTATCGCGTTAAGCGAAGCAGGTGTGAAGAAGAAAAAGAAGAAGTAGCCCCGCCTTCGGCCAAGCGGACGGGAACGCTTCGGTATAGGCGATGCTCAACCAACGCCTGTGGCCTGTTTGATCCCACTTTCGGGCACCCGTTGTGGGAGACGGGCAGGAGAGAATTGCTCAAGCATCTTACCCGTCATCATTATTCCCTGCTCTACCTCTCCATCGCAAGTCAGTAATTATTAATTTGTCGTTCCCACACTCCGGGCAGCTTTCCGGGTAAGTGTGTTTAAACGACTTCATATCGCAATCCAAACATACGAAATGCCATTCACTTACCGATTTCTGTTGGGGGTTCGTGGGGTTCGTCTTCACCATGAGTCCGTACTACTTTACGCTCAAGAAGTAGAGGCAGTCTAAGCCACGTTCCCCCGTTACCCCTAGCGATCTCTTCCGCCTCTTCTCTGGTATCAGCCTCAACCTCTGTGTACTTGCATGTAATCTCATGCACTACGATGTGATACTTCATGCTTCCGCCCTTCATTATTTGGTGGAGAGTCCTCGCATTTTGCGACGGTTTTTGCGGATATTTTGCAGCACTTTGAAACTTAAGCCTCCGTCTGGTTTCTCCCACGGCTCCCAATCTTCTTTATATTTCTTTTTGCCAAACGGCACTTGTTCAATTTCGCCACCGCGAGCTATGAACTCTTCTATTGTTTCTTTGTCATCCATGGTTTTTGGAAAACACAAGCGTATCATTGCCATTCGTAACGCCATCCCCTCGGCCTAAACCGAAAGTTCCTGTGGTGCCTAAAGTTCCTGCGTTGCCTTGAGGAATAAAAATATTTGAAGCAGTTGATGACACAGTAAATCCCAGACCCATGCTGGTGTGCATAATCGAGGGAAATGGCACCTGCGCGTGTTTCGACATTATTTTTGTACGTTTTGCCGCGAACATTCTTGATCTGTTGGCAATCTGCTTGTTGTACTTCGGACGGAACTTATAGATCAGCCTATCTTCCCAGTACATTCTCCGCTCTGGTCGGCATCGTAATATCTTGAATGAGTCGAAGGTTTTGTCTCTGCGATGTTGCAGCACTCTGCTCGATGGTGTTTTGCTTTGACCAACATAAACCAACGCACCTTTATCGTATAGCAAGTAAACGCTGGGTTTGCACAAAACATCTATGCTCTGTATCTGCGCCATTACTGCTTCCAAAACCTACTGGCTATAGAGGTGGGCTTCTTATTGCGCGGAGACGCAGCAGAGGGCGCTTCTGGCGCTTCTAGCTGTATGTATATCTTTGCCCCCAAGGCACCCGCAATAGTCTCTACAGCCTCGAAGCTCGGCTTCCTCTTGCCTAGCTCTATCTGGCTGATGTACCCGCGATTCATGCCTGACTTTTCTGCAATCTCCTGCAAGGATAGATTTTGATCTGCCCTCATGGATCGTAGCTTCTCTGTGTACCAAGTCTTCATGCCTGCACCTCGCTCTCGAACAACTTCAGATGTTCGTTTAAACGCTCTCTGGCTTCCGGGTTGGTCTTTAGTTCTGACCGAGAGCCAATGCCGCAGATAAATCTTATGACCTCCGCTGCATACTCTTCGTCTTCTAGCGTTTCATCCACGACATGCCACTGGTAGTAGTTCATACGAACCCACTGGATATACGTCTCATCCCTGCATATTAAGTTAGCGCGAGCTAAAGCCTTCTCTGCATCTGTGGTTGCTCTTGGCCTTATGGGATTTTCATGGTCATCTATCTGAGCGCAGGCAACCATGTATCGTTGACCAATGGGAGCAGTAGCCATCTCCTTTGGCACATCATCAGGATGCAAAACAAAGGACAGCACCATGCCATCCTTTGTTTGCCGATACGCATACTTCTTTGCTTCAAAGCTCTCTGCTATATCTTCGCCCCTCATCAGTGAACCTCATCTTCGGAATCACAATCCGCGCAAGGTACATGCCTTACCACCACAACAGTCTTGCCGCGCTGGGGGAAGATGGCTGGATCGCCCTCATCGGTTCGATCAACCTGAAGTGGATTGAGTATAGGCTCATCGTATTCATTACGTTCTACAAACAACCCGAACTGGATTGTGTCTTGAGCGTAAAAGAGAAGCTCGGCAAGATCGTTTGCAGATAAGTGGTCAGCGATGTCTGACACGCTACCGCACATATGGAATCGTCGCCGCTTAATCGTATTAAGCTCCTCGACTAACTCATCTTTTTCTGCGAAGAGATCGTCATTCATGTTCAATATCTCATCGTCTTTGTCACGCGCAGCATCAAGCTCTTTTTGATGCTCGATCTGTATCTGTGCGATCTGCTCACGGTGCAGGAACTCAGCAGCTTCTAACTCGCTCTTTAGCTCCTCGATGACATCATTCTTCGTCTTGTAGTATTTCTTCTTCGGTGCTTTCTGTGGTGCTTTCTTCTGGGTCATATCCCTTTCCTTCGTTGCGTTTAAACATTTCTATCCATGCGATAGGGTCAATGCCTTCCATTGCCCACCATCTCTTTTCATTGCCATAAGCATGTAGGTGTCTGTGATGGTCATCGCAGAGCGGGACTGCATGTTGATCGCCGCTACGCCTCATGCCTCTCAGCCCATCATCTTCAACAAATGTAAGGTGATGCGCTTGTGCTGGGCGGTAGCAGATCAAGCAGCCCTGCTCTCGTACCAGTTGCAGATACCTCCTGCTTCGTAGCTTCTTAGCCCAAGTCTTTCGTTTCAAAGTCTTTGGCTATCTTGCTGCCAACCTCGTAAAGCTCTTCGAGTTGGCGAACTCTTTCAAGCGAAGCGTCTAATCGTTTGTCGATCTCGATCAGCAAATCCTCATCATCTATGTGGTGCATCTCTTGGATCTTCACTACTGTCGCGTTGATCTCGCTTAACTTTAATCGGGCGTT